ACATGACGATGGCCGAGGTGACAGCGGAGCTACTCAAGACAACCCACTTCCATATTTACAGTAAAGCAGGAGTAAAGAAATGATTTCAAACGACAACCAAACTGACTTTCAGTTCAACGGCACACGTGCGGATGACTTACAGATCAGCGGCAACCACTACAAGGAGATGCCCATCCAGCCGTGGGCTGTGATGGAGTCGGTGCTCACACCAGAAGAGTTCCGTGGCTACCTCAAGGGCAACATAATCAAGTACAGCATGAGAGCTGGGCGCAAGGTAGGCAGTGACGACACGAGCAAGGCCATTCACTACAGAATGAAACTCAAGGAAGTTACAGATGGCAGCAACACCTGAATCAAAAGTTAAGGACAAGCTACGCAAGTACCTGACGCAGTTGGGTATCTACCACTTCATGCCTGCGGCTAACGGTTTTGGTCGTGCGGGTATCCCTGACATCATTGGCTGCTACAACGGGCAGTTCGTGGCGTTCGAGTGCAAGGCAGGTAAGGGTAAGACCACCGCGTTGCAAGAGCGTGAGATCGGGCGCATCCAGTCCGCTAAGGGCTGGGCGTTCGTCATCAATGAACTCAACGTAGACCACGTTGAAGAACTACTACGCATGGAGAAGACACATGAGACAGACTAAAGATAGCCTTGAGTTTATGGAGAAAATCGCTCTGCTCGACCTACATCAGCGCAACCACATGCGTATCGTTGTTGAGAAAATCATGCAATGCTACATAGAGCCTGACCTACACGCCGTGTTGGTTGTTGGCAGTGACCAGACCGAGCAAGCCACGCTACTAACAATTAACTGCAACGAGTTCGAGGCGTCCTTGATACTAGCCAAGCTGGATACGCTCTTCACCGAACTCAACATGGTGGCCGCACCGCCCAAGGAGATGATGAATTGAGCGCCCCATACAAACAGATAGTTACGATCGACTTCGAGACCTATTGGGATACCGCCAGCGGGTACACGTTGTCGAAGATGACCACAGAGGAGTACATACGACATGAACGATTCAAAGTGTTCGGAGCTTGCCTCCATGTATATGGAAGCGACGGCATTGTGCAATGGTATCGAGACGACGAACTACATAGAGTCCTTCGGACCTTCGATTGGGGAGTCACCGCAATCCTTGCTCATAACGCACAGTTCGACGTATCGATACTCGAATGGACCTACGACATCCACCCCTGTTTCATCTTCGACACGCTGTCGATGGCGCGCGCTCTCCGTGGCGTTGAGGTTGGCAACAGTCTCGCCAGACTTGCAAACGATTTTGATCTTCCCGCCAAAGGGACCGCCGTATATAACACCAACGGTGTGGACGAGCTGGACAAAAACATGGAGTTTGAACTCGCAGAGTATTGCAAACACGACGTATATCTATGCGAGCGGATTTTTGAACGACTCGTAGTAGGTTACCCATCGAAGGAGCTGCGCCTTATCGACATGACGTTGAAGATGTACACGCACCCCGTGTTGGAGCTGGATGCCAACATGCTGACCGATGCCTTGCATGAAGAGAAGGAGAAGCGTGAAGCCCTGCTTGAGCGCCTTGAGTTGACAGACAGTGTGCTGGCCAGCAACCTGCATTTTGCAGAGGCCTTGCGTAACGTCGGCATCGAGCCGCCTACCAAGAAAAAGAAACCCACGGTCAAGACACCGCACCCTGTTGGTACGAACTTCGCGTTCGCTAAGACAGACGCTATGTTCCAAGCCATGTTGCACGGAGACAACGAAGATGTTGCAGCACTATGCGAAGCGCGGCTCAAAGTTAAATCGACCACTGAGAGGACTCGCGCACAGCGTTTTCTTGACATCGCAGGACGGGGCACGCTTCCTGTACCACTCTCGTACTATGGTGCTGCGACGGGCAGATGGACTGCCTCCAAAGGTTCGGCCATCAACATGCAAAACCTCAAGCGTGGTTCGTTTCTCCGCAAAGCTATCATGGCTCCAAAGGGTTATCAACTCGTCGTGGGCGATCTGTCTCAGATTGAACCCCGCGTGCTTGCGTGGCTGGCGGACTATGACGAACTCCTACGCATCTTCGTCGCAGGTGGTGACCCCTACGCACAGTTCGGCGCTCAGATGTTCAACATCCCGGGCCTTACAAAAGAGTCGCACCCCGACCTACGGCAGTCAGCTAAGTCGGCGCTGTTGGGGGCAGGTTATGGGTTGGGTTGGGCGTCGTTCGCGTCACAGCTTCTTGTCGGATTCTTGGGTGCGCCACCTGTACGGTACGAGCGCAAGTTTGCGAAGGCCTTGGGGGTCACTGCGCAAGACGTTGAGAGCTTCTTGGACAATGAAGAATACGTTGCCAAGATGTTAGAGATACCGCACATCTGCACCAAGCAGGAGCTGCTCGTCCACTGCCTAGCTGCCAAGAAGATCATCGACAAGTACCGTAAGACTGCGCAGCCTGTGGTGGACTTCTGGAACCTGTGCGGCCAGCTTATCGAGACCAGCCTGTACGGTGGTAAGGAGCACACTTACAAATGCCTGACGTTTAAGAAGGGTGAGATCGTGCTACCTTCTGGCATGAGCCTGCTGTATCCTGACTTGAAGCGCGGCAAGGATGAAAAAGGTAGGGTGCAGTGGACATACGGCGCAGATGAGACTAAACTGTACGCAGGAAAGATTACCAACAACGTCACGCAGGGCGTAGCGAGATGCGTGATGACAGACGGTATGTTGAGAACCGCGAAGAAGTACTTCGTGGCGGGAACAGTGCATGATGAACAGATCGTGGTTGTGCCCGATGCAGAGGTGGGCGACGCTAAGACTTGGGTCTTGGCGCAGATGACTATGGAGCCAAAGTATTTGCCGGGCATACCGCTCAGCGCTGACGGTGGCGCACATAGACGATACGGGTTAGCAAAGAACTAAGGAGAGCCAATGAAACTACCAAGAAAAGTACGAGTAGGCAACAAGCACTACTCGGTTGAGATCGTTGAGACGATGGCGCATCGTGGGCGTATGGGTGATGTGAATCACGACCGTAAACGTATCACCATCGGCCAGCGCAGCAACGTCACAGGCAGGGCGTACAAGCCCGAGGCTATAGCGGATACGTTCTGGCACGAGCTGACGCACGCCATCCTTGCCGACATGGGGATGCACGACCTCAACAACAACGAGCGGTTCGTCACTGGCTTTGCCAACCGACTGACCAAAGCAATACAAACAGCGAGGTTCTAATGGCTAAAGTAACGTGGAGTCACAGCTCCCTTAAAGACTTTGAAGGGTGCGCTCGTCGCTACCATCAAGTCAAGATCATGAAGATGTACCCTTTTGTGGAGACCGAGGCTACGCGCTACGGTAACGAGCTACACAAAGCAGCCGAACTCTATGTGGGTGAGGGCACCCCATTGCCTAAGCAGTTCGAGTACATCAAGGCCACGCTCGATGCGCTTATCAACAAGCCCGGCAGGAAACTAGCCGAGTACAAGATGACGTTGACAGAAGACTTAACACCAACCGAATGGTTTGCCAAAGATGCGTGGGTAAGAGGTGTGGCCGACTTGCTCATCATCGACGACGAGAACCTGACAGCATGGGTGGTGGACTACAAGACAGGCAACAACAAGTACCCAGACCGTGACCAGCTGCGCCTTATGTCGATCATGGTGTTCAAGCACTTCCCGCATATCCGCAAGGTCAACTCAGCGTTGCTCTTCGTGGTCAAGAATGATATGGTTAAGCACAGCATGAACGTTGACGAGATGGACGCTGAGTGGTGGAAGTATCGTGAGCGTGTCAGCCGTATCGCATCCTGCATCGACAACGATGTGTGGAACCCAACCCGTACCCCGCTCTGCGGCTGGTGCCCATGCACTGGCTGTGAGTTTCATAAAAAGCATTGAGGTAAATCATGGCAACTAAACGCGACTATGCAAAAGAATACAAACGTGATCTGGAGACAGGTAAGTCAGGCCCCGGCTCTGACCAGTCCGAGCGCCAGCGAGCGAGGAAGCTGTACGACAAGAAAGGTATTGATCGTACAGGTAAGGACATCGACCACGTGAAACCGCTACGAGCGGGTGGTAAATCAACACCAAGCAACTTACGTTTGCGTGCGAAGAAAGCCAATCAAGGCGACAACAAATAAAAGAGAGAAGCAATGGAAATCATCGAAGATAAGGCACTGCTACTTCGAACAAGAAACCCAGAAAAATACAGCGTTATCCCACGCAGCAAAATCGTCGAGCAATACGATGATGGGTCTGCGGAGATAGCTGTCTTCTGGGGACTTGACGAAGCCCGTGTACTCAAGAACTTAGGCGTGAAGGATGTCCCCTCACCAATCACAAGACGCTACAACTGGCCGGGCAAGTACAAGCCAATGGCGCACCAAGTGCAGACAGCATCGTTCCTAACGCTCAACCGCAAAGCATTCGTGTTCAGCGAGCCGGGCACTGGTAAGACGCTCTCTGCACTGTGGGCTGCTGACTACTTGATGACTCGCGGTGAGGTGCGGCGCGTTCTTATCCTATGCCCCTTATCGATCATGCAGTCGGCGTGGATGCAAGACTTGAACGCATCCATCATTCATCGCAGCGCGATCATTGCCCATCACCCACAAGCGTCGCGTCGTATTGAGATGGTGCAACAAAACTACGAGTTCGTCATCACCAACTACGAAGGTTTGAACCTCATTGCCGACGAGGTAAACGCCAACGGCAAGTTCGATCTCATCATCGTGGACGAAGCAAACGCATACAAGACCATCACAACGCGGCGTTGGAAGTCACTGAACTCCGTCATCAAACCTGATACCTTGTTGTGGATGATGACGGGCACACCAGCATCGCAGTCACCTGCTGACGCGTATGGTTTGGCTAAGCTGGTGAACGCCAACAACGTGCCTAAGTTCTTTACTGCGTGGCGCGACAAGGTGATGAACAAACTAACAATGTTCAAGTGGGTTCCAAAAGCAAACGCACCTGACCTCGTACACGAGGCGCTACAACCAGCAATCAGGTTCACCAAGGCAGAGTGCTTAGACTTGCCGCCAGTGATTACGATGACACGCGAAGTAATGCTGACCCCACAACAGCGCAAGTACTACGACCTGCTTAAAGAACGTATGCTGATTCAAGCCGCAGGCGAGACGATCAGCGCGGTCAATGCGGCGGCTGGAGTTAGTAAGCTCCTCCAAATATCCTGCGGCGCAGCGTACACCGAAAGCGGTGAGGTGGTTGAGTTCGATGCCGCGCCCCGCTTGGCGGTACTGGAGGAAATCTTGGATCAAACCGACCGCAAGGTCATCATCTTTGCCCTGTTCACCAGCAGCATCGACAACATCCACAACCACTTACTCAAGCAAGGTATCACAGCAGAGATCATCCGAGGCGACGTGCCAGCATCCAAGCGCGGTGACATCATCCGCAGGTTTCAGAACGACCCCGACCCCCGCATCTTGGTGATGCAGCCACAAGCAACAGCGCACGGGATTACGTTGACTGCTGCCGACACCGTGGTGTTCTACGGCCCGTTGATGTCTGTTGAACAGTACATCCAGTGTATTGCGCGTGCTGACCGCAAGGGGCAGACCTCCGACAAGGTAACGGTCATTCACATCGAAGGCTCACCGATTGAGAAAAAGATGTTTAAAGCATTAGGAACAAAGGTTAGTGATCACTCACTATTAACCGAATTGTTTGATACAGAAATTAAATCTTGAAAGGAGCAAAACAAACTAAAAAATGTGTGTACACTGTCCAACCTTAGACAAACAATAACCGCTTCAAAGGAGAAGTAAATGGAAAAAGAAGACGTAGTGCCGCTGGATAAGCTGGCCAAAATTTACCGTAAGATGCGTGACCGCGTATCTGAACTGACCCGTGCGTACGACACCGAAGTCGAACTCATCAAGGCTCAGCAATCAGAGATCGCCGCCGCAATGAAAGAGCAAATGCAAGCGCTCGGCGTGACATCTGTTCGCACTGACCAAGGAACCGTGGTGCTGTCTGTGAAGACGCGCTACTCCACATCCGATTGGGACAGCTTCAAGTCTTTCGTCATGGAGCATGACGCGCTGGACTTGTTTGAGAAGCGCATCGCGCAGACCAACATGAAGCAGTTCCTTGACGAAAACCCCGGGGTCGTACCGCCCGGGCTGAACTCCAATGCGGAGTACGACATCTCGGTACGCAAACCCTCAGCTAAATAAGTTATGACCAAGAAACAAATCGAAACCCTTGACAGCTTGCCTGTCATTGAGGACACCGTGACCAATATACTGTGTGCCCGCGAAGAAAGCAGCGACCGCTGGAATCGTCAATCTGCACTAGAGTTTGCAATCGCGTTCCACAAGAACAACGGCGGCATGACCCAACCCCAACAGGTCGTAGCCACTGCGACTATATTTTTAGATTTCATCACAGGAGAAACCAAATGAGCAACGTAGCTTTATTCAACCCCGCACAACTTCCCTCATTCGCACGTAGCGGTGAACTGTCTGACATTGCCAAGGCTTTGGCCGGTGGCGGTGGCTCAGGTGGCGGCAAACGCATCTCCATCAAGGGCGGCGTGTTCCGTTTGATGTCCGCTGGCAAAGAGGTCGCAGCTATTGACGAGCGCTTCCTTGACGTGGTGATTGTGAAGGCCGCACCCAAAGTGTCGCGCATCTTCTACGCTGCCAAGTACGACGGTGAGACCGCAGCACAACCTGACTGCTGGTCGCCCGATGGTGACAAGCCCGATGCCAAGTCTGCCAACAAGCAGTCGGCTACATGTGAGAGCTGCCCACAAAACATCGCTGGCTCAGGCAATGGTCAGAGCCGCGCTTGCCGCTACCAACAGCGTTTGGCGGTGGTCTTGGCGAACAACATCGAGGGTGACGTGATGCAACTGGCACTGCCAGCGACATCTATCTTCGGCAAGGAAGAAGGCGAGAACCGTCCGCTGCAAGCGTACGCTCGTTGGTTGGTCGCTCAGTCAGTTGACCCTAGCATGGTCGTGACCCGCATGAAGTTCGACACCAAGGCCGAGGCTCCCAAGATTCACTTCAAGGCTATGCGTTGGTTGACCGACGACGAGTTCAACGAAGCTGGTACTCAAGGCAAGACCGATGACGCTGCCAAGGCGGTAACAATGTCAGTCGGCGCAACCGACGGCGCAAAGCCAGCAGACGCGCTCAAGGGTGCCGCACCCAAGGCCAAAGCCATGCCAGTAGTGGCTGAGGAAGACGACGAAGCCCCAGCGCCAGCACCCAAGGCAAAAGCCAAGGCCAAGCCAGCACCTGTAACTGAGGACGATGACGAAGCCGAGCCAGAAGTTCGCAAGGCCGAGAAGAAGCCAAGCGCAGTGGGCGCTAAGAAATCATTGGCCGATGTGGTCGGTGGTTGGGATGACGAAGACTAAGTAAGGATGGGGGCTTAGGCCCCCTGTTCGCTATGCCATATTCACAAAAAATGATTGACGATGTGGGTGACACCCCGAAGACGCTGGGCAACCAGCTCGGACGGTGGTGCATCTACCATGACTTCTCTGTTGTGCGCGTATCCAAAGCCTTGGGCGTGACGCGACAGACGGTCTACAACTGGTTCTTGGGCAAGGACATCTTCCCTGCCTACCAAGAGCGAGCCGAACTGCTTTTAAAAATATTACAAAACGCCCGCGACGCGGACGATGCTTGGAGAAAAATATGCAAGTTATACAACCTCGCACCCTGAGTAACAGCGAACTCATCACGCAATGCGCCTACTACATGGACACCGTGCACGAGATGCCAACCGCCTTTCAGATTGAACTCCTGCGCCGCTTTACCGCGATAGCACCTGTTAACGAATTCCCCTCTGTTGACCCCAAGCAGCTAGACCTGTTCCTCGACACCAAATAAAACCAAGGACTCACATGAACCCGCTTGAATTCCTAGCGGTGGTTTTGCCGACTCCGGGGCACGGGGCGTACTGCGTGGCGGAACTGACTAAGAAAAAAGAACACCTGTTCGTAGAACATCTGGAGGACATATACCCCAAGGTCAACACTTGGGTCGAGCAAAAGACTGACGCCTACTTCGCACTGGCTACGTTTGACGACAAGGGTAGGCGCAAGGCCGAGAACGCGCAGTACGTGCGCTCGCTGTTCATTGACATGGACGGCTACGAATCCAAGAAGAAGGCAGCGTTTGCGCTCAAAGCGTTCCTTGCCGAGACTGGCTTAGACCTGCTTGGCTCGCCCTACATCGTAGGCTCTGGCGGTGGGCTGCACTGCTACTGGCCGTTCACTGACGACATCGAGGTCGAGGAGTGGAAGCCGCTGGCTGAGAACTTCAAGCGCCTGTGTAAGCAACAGAAGCTGACCATCGACATGACGGTGACGGCGGACGCTGCCCGAGTCTTACGCATACCTGACACGTTTAACTTCAAGCCTAAGTACCCAGAGCCACGCCCTGTGCAGCTGCTCATCGAGGGCGACACGTTCGACTTCGAGACACTCAAGGCTCATGTGGTGAGCCTGCTCAAGACTATAGCGCCCGTGGCAGCAGCCCAGACAGCGTTGAGTTTGCCCGGCCAGCGTCCATCAAACGCGCCCATTACGGCTACTGGCGTGAAGCTCATGGAGAACAGCGCCACGTCGTTCAAGAAAATCTTTCAAGCAACCAAGGCTGGCAAGGGGTGCGCCCAACTCAGGCACTACGTTGAGAACGCCAGCGATGATGGGATGGAGCCCCTGTGGCGTGCGTGGCTGAGTATTGCCAAGCCCTGCTCGGACGGTATGAAAGCGGCTGTCTGGTTGAGCGATCTGCACCCATACCCCCAAGCTCGGATGCAGCAGAAGCTGGCTGAGATCAAAGGCCCCTACGCTTGCGTCAAGTTCGACAGCGAGAATCCCGGCCTTTGTGACGGGTGTCCACATTTTGGCAAGATCACCAACCCACTCGCCTTGGGCCGTGAAGTCATGGTCGAGACCGAAGCCAGAGAAGTCGAAGTCCACATGCCATCCGACTCCGAGACCATCAAGGAGGATGTGTTTAAAGTCCTGCGCCCCACACCACCCAAGGGGTACGCCTACGGCGTACGGGGCGGGGTCTTCATGGAGAAAGAGGACGAAGACAGCGAGGGCAACAAGACCAAGCGCCAGATCATGATTCTCCCCTACGACTTGTTCGTGGTGGACATCTTGAAGCACAACGGTGAACACACCGTTCATCTACTGAGTATCCGTCCGGAAGGCGCGGAGACCATAACCATGTCGCAGAAAGCCATCGTCAGCAAAGACGAGACGGTCAAAGCGCTGGCCAACCAGAACGTCATAGCCGCCTACGGCTCTGGCAACGACAAAAACCTTTTTGATTATGTGAGGGCATCCGTGGAACAAGCAAGCACAGGCAAAGCGCCAGTAAAAGTACCCGCCAACTATGGTTGGCAACATGACGACACGTACGTGTTCGCAGGCAAGATTTTCTCTAAGGGTAAACCCCCATTCACCGTGCCTATGCCCGGCCTTGAGAACATCGTAGCCAACACCAAGCCAACAGGCACCATCGAAGCATGGCGCTCATTCATGCAACTCCTTGTCAAGAAGGAAATGTTTGAGCACTTGGCCATCATGCTAGCTGGTGCTTCCGCACCGCTCATGCGCTTCACAGGCATCTACGGCATGACCTACCACTGCGGCTCAACTGAGTCAGGTACGGGTAAGTCGCTGGCGCTGGAAGCAGCCGCCTCAGTCTGGGGTCACCCCGTTCACTACCGCACAGGTAAGAGCACCTCACCTGTTGCTATGCAGCAACGCCTCGGTTTGCTCAACAGCCACCCACTGATTACGGACGAGCTGACCAGTAAGAACCGCGCTAACTTTGAGTGGCTCCCTGAGTTCCTGCTGGATATGACTGAGGGTCGCGGCAAGGAGCGTATGGAGTCGGGCGCTAACAAGGAGCGTATCAACCTATCTACATGGATGACTTGCGCGATCATGTCTTCCAACACGCACGTGGTCGATGGCCTAACTGGTGGGCGTAAGCACTCATCCGAGGGCGAGCTACGCCGCTTGCTGGAATTCATCTTGACCAAGACCTGCGAGTGGGAGCCCCACGAGATTGAAATCATCAAGTCTTTGCAGCACAACTACGCTGTGGCTGGCCACATCATGGCGCAGTACATGGTGGACAACGTGGACGAGCTGAAGGTAGCTGTACCAGATGCTGTACAACAGATGTACAAGGAGTTCGGTGCTACCAACGACGAGCGGTTCTGGATGGCTGGTATCGGCGCTATCGTCTACGCTGGCGTGATCTTTACTAAGGCGGGTATCTTGACCGTGCCCATGAAGCAAATTCTGAACTGCTTTAAGAAGGTCGTCATCGCTATGCGCGGCAACATCAAGGCCAGCGCTCGTGGTGCAGAAGATGTACTGAACGCCTACACACGCGAACACTACGGTCACTTCATTGTGGTTCGTGAGACTTCTGGTACGGTGATGGCTGAGCTTGGCCGAGGCGGGGAGGTGGACAAGTCCACTACGCGCTCAGAGATCATGGGACGTGTAGAGCATGGCTTTACGCCAGACCACGTGGACTTTTATATTGAGGAGCAACTGCTCAAGGCGTACTGTTCTTCAATGAGTTTCGGGTATGCTGACTTCAAGCGCCAGCTGGCGGCTGTGTACACCGTGTCGCATGTAGCCAAGAAGAACATGACTGCGCGGACTCAAGGCCCACAGATGCGCGTGAGTGTGTTGAAGGTTAGTTGCCGCATATCGGACATGGACGATGAAACTCGCGATTCACTATCCTTGGGATCAGACTGAGAAGGGGCAGGGGTTCTTTGTCCCCTGCCTTGATACTGCCGCCGTCCGTGAAGAAGGATTAAAAGAAGCCATCAAGCTAAGGCTACTGGATGCTCGGGCTACGCCCGGCATCCGCAACGGCTTCATGGGAGTCTGGTTCTTTAGGGTTGGTTCTCAATCGCCTTGATCCGCTTCATAAACGTTTCCGCTAGGTCCTGACGCGCTTTGTCGATTTTGTCGATACGGGCGCGTTTCTCTTCTGGCGTCAGCGGCATACGATTGGTAATCAAGTCCTCTTGCAGTTTTAAACGGGCCATGTTCTGCTTGAACGTACCAGCGATCGGGGCTGCGCGAAGCTCAGCCTTATGCTCCTCACGGAACGCTCGGATGTCTTCAGGAGTACCAGTTCGCTTCAGGCTGTTGAACGAGGTGTTAGTCTCCATCGCATCTTGCGCCAGCTTGTACACCACATCCAAGTCAGCTCCACCGTACTGCCGCTGGAACGCAGAACCAATTAACGGCACGTCAGTCAGGCGACGCGCTGGCTTCTCGACAGCAGACTCCTTGGCAAACAAATCATTAGCCGCAGCAGCAGCCGCAATAGGCATGACGCCTAAGTACCCACGCACTATGTGCTCGATCTGGACAGGCGACAAGATAGGCGCTGCGCGGCTCATGGCCTTGGCCATCTCGGTAGTGGCTGCAACGTAGCGGTCTTCCGTACGCTTGTTCTGCATACCCACGGACTCAATGTCGTTGCCGGAGAAAAAGTTTTTGTTAGTCCAAACTTCAAACACAGGTTTGATAAGTTGAGGTATACCTGCCGAGCTATAGCCGGGGATGGAACTAAGTAATATATCCCTGATAGCGGTCAACTGCTGTTTGGTATCAACTTCGCCAACAATAGCGTCAACCGTGGCTACAGCGGCTGAGAAGAACCAACCCGCTTCGTATGGAATTGGAATCTTCAGCGGCTCTTTTACGCCGGGGATATACAAGAAGAAGTTGCTGTACCGGTCTTTTGGCTTGGCGTTCTTGTAGTACTCGTCGTCTTGCATTGCCATTGCGTAGACCAAGCCTGTCGCCATAAGCATCATGCCGTTGTTGTAGAACTTCTGCTTAATTCGCTGTTGTTCTTCGAAAGGCATGTTGCCACGCGCTGCTTTGTACAGCACGTTCAGACCTTGAATCTGTGCGTTAAAGAACGGGATGAGGCGCGATGCGTACTGCACGGTTGGTGACAACCCACGCTTGTTGAAGTTCATGGACTCCATAACCATCATGTCAGCTTCGACTTCGGACAGCCCGTTCTTGATAGCGTTCTCATACACCAGCGAACGAGTAGCAGCATCAGCGCTCATAGCAGCGCGGTCGGCCATAGCAAACAGAGAGTCCATAACGCCTTGGTCTTTACCGCTAGCCAACTGCAACGCAAACTTCGAGAGGTCGTCAGGGTCGCCGTTAAAAATCTGGCTCTGAATCAAACCCTTCTCAATCAGCTTGCCCGCAGTGACGCTGTTGCCAGACTGCATCTTCACAAACTCTTTAGTGGCTTTGTAGATCGCGCTCAGCGGGCCGTAGTTCAAACCAGCCGTAAACGTAGCCGCCATTGGGTCACGAATTAACTGGCGCATGATGTACAGCGGGGTGCGCGTAACGCCTGAACGCAATAAGTCACCAGCTATGCCGCCCAGTTTCAAGAACGAAGGAAGCGTCAGGTGTGCACCTTCCAAGGACTTCACAACCAGCTCGGCAGGGATACCGCCCATGATTGTTCCGTCCGTCTCAACGCGGAGCCAACGTTGACCATCGTCTTTAGGGTCTTTGGGGTCTGGTTCTTGGTTGAACACAATCACGCTAGCGCCGCCCGGGTTTCTGCCGCTATGGATAGGCATCAAGTTCTTTGGCTTGCCCGTCTTCTCGTCGATTGGGCCTTTGCCCTTGCCGATATCTTGCAGTGCGTACGCCACGTTTTTGGTGGCCATATTGGTGAGCGCCTTGTCCATGAGCAGCATGGTGTTGCGAGGCAACGACTCGCTCAACGGCAAGATTTTGGTGTCGCCGCCTTTGAGTTCAGCAAGGTACGGTTGGTGGCGGATGTCGCCAATGGTCACGGTCTTCTCGCCGCCAAACACAAGTTCAGCCACGCCGTCTTCACGAACGCGGTAGTAAGGCACGTAGTCGCCGTCCTTGAGGAACTCGTCCGCCGTCTTCTTAGGGATCGCGCCCGTGTCAGCCAAGAACTTGATCAAGCCAGCGTTGTACTTGTTGTACTTCTCACGTACGTTTTCCAAGGAGTTTTTGTACGCAGCGTTTGAATTTACAAAAGCCATTGCTTCGGCAAGCTGCTCTTCCGTTACACCGAGGTTGCCCAAGTCCAGCTTAGTCAAACCTTTGTTGGCGGCACGCTGCGCAATCATGTAGGTAGTAGCCAGCGCCATCTTGGCTTGCTCGTTCTCACCGGGCACACGAGACACGGCTTCAAAAATGTTAACGGCTGTTGGCTTGTCGCCACGACGCTCGCTCTTGATGCCGTGAAAACCCTTCTCGTCTGTGTATAACTCAGGCGCACCGTTTTGCAACGTCGAGTAAGTGACCGCCATCTTCTGGTCAGCTTTGGTCACGCTGTACATGGCTTGCTGGTAGTTCTTGGTGTCCCCCGTTTTCAACGCTTCGCGCAGACCTGCACGCATGTCCACGGTTTCCATTTCGGCTTTGAGCGCAGCGTTGTTGACAAAACGATCTTTGAAAGCCTTTGGCCCCGCAATCACTTGACTTGCCAACCTAGTCAAAGCGTTCTCAGACTCGTACTTAGGCTGTGTCTTAGAGAACACGTTGGCAGAGTCAGTCACACCTTCGAGCTTGCCGGACTGCATGTACAGGCGCTCAATGACGGCTTGGGCTTCTTCAGTCTTCACATAGGAAGGGTTCATGCCGATCAAGCGCAAGAAAGCGTCGACGATTTTGCGCAGAGCCGTGGAGCCAAACATCTTGGTGCTGCCCAGCTTGTTACGCAGGTCTACGTTTGACTGCACTTCAGACACAAACTCTTTGACGTTCTTGGCGGCGTACTGACCTGTAAGCGTGCCGTTAGCTGTGAGGCGGTTGTAGATGCCTGTGATCTCGCGCTTAGCCGCGAGCTGGTCCGCGTTGAGTTTACTTTCTGGGCCTTCCAACGCACGCATAGTGGCAGCGTGAGTCAGCTCGTGGATCACGTTGGACTCAGACTCGAAGCCCGGGCGCACACCGACGGCGTTCTCTTGTGCGTTGTACGCAGCCGGAACTGCCTCACCTTTTACAGTGATGTCAGGCGCATACATGATGCGCGTACGGGACACAAACCCTAGCAGCTTCTCAGCGTTCTCACGGATAAACGGTACGTCCGTTGTAGCAATGATGTTGCGCAACACGTCAAGCGTGCGGCCATCGGCCAAAGCCTCTTGCCCGTCTTCGTTGAGAAGCGTCTGTACAGAACTCGTAGCCCCTGTGGCGTCCGTAGCTTCTGGCGGGTTGTTAGTACTCTTAATACCTTCCGCTATGGTTTTTTTGCGATTCAACGCTTGTTGGTCAAACGCGTCAAGTGGTTTCCCTGTGGCTTGTTTTACTTCTGCGCGTTTAATTGCGTCTTGCTGGTCTTTTGACAAGCGTTCTTGGCCTATACCTTTACTACTAAATACGGTAGCTTTAGGTTTGCGCAGATCAGCGCCCTTCATCCGCGTAACGCCTGCCTCGCCGGTAGTAGTCGGAGCAGTTGCACGTTGCGTAGCTTCCTTGACTTCTGTAGCTTGGGCAGCTGCGGCTGCGCCTTCCTTTTCGCCTGTGCTTGGCTTGAGGGTAGGAGACTTGCGCTGGAAGTCTTTCTCTTGCACAACGCGACCGGCGGCAATATCGGCTTCCAACCGGTCTGCCTTGTTGTATAACGCAGACAGTTCTTTCATCTGCCCTGCACGGCCCTTCCACATGATTGGTTCTTCTTGCAGATTTGCTGCTTGCTCGTCGTACTCACGTTCAGCAGCTTCAAGTCTTGGTTCAATATCCGCACGCTCATCGGCAGACTTGGCATTCTTAAACGCAACACTAAGTTCCGCTACACGCGTAGCGGCAAGTTTGTATTTAAGCGTTGCCCGTACGTCATCGGATTTAGCAGCGTTATATGCGGCAAGCAGCTGTTCCACCGTTTGGCCTGACGGCACCAGTTTTTGCTCGTTGAACTCTTTGGACTTTGCGTAAGACGCTTGCATGATGCGCTCAAGCCCGGTGATACGTGACCGCAAGCCAGCCAGTACAGCATTAGGGTTTGTACTAAGTTTCTTTTGCTCTTCTACGGTAAACGCAACAGGGCGCATTTGTTGCGCCTCCCGCTGTGCCATCGTGATGATGTTGTACTCTTGGCCTGTAGCAGACGTACCGTATGCAGCTTCGAGGCGGCGCTGGTACTCCTTGTCCACGTTAATGCGATTCTTTTCTTTCTCTGCGCGGGCAACGGCCTCGGTTTCGCGTCTAGCTTTGGCTTCGGCGGTTTTACGGACTGTTTCAGCCTTACTGATTTCAGCTTCGGCAACGCCAGCGTTGAGCTGCGCCGCACGAAGTTCTTCTTTGGCAGCGTCTAGTGTCTCCTTAGAGACAGTTACTGGGTTCAAACGAGCTAAATCAGCGCGGGCTTTTTCAACACGGAGTTCTGTCTCCAGCATCTTCATAGTCTCGTCAAGCGAAGCCAAGTCCGTGTTTAGCGTAGCCAGCTCTTTTTGTACGGTGTTGTACTCGGACAGCAAAGGCTCAAAACGTGTGGCTAGCTCTGTGTTTTTGAACTCGCCCATAGCATTAAGTTGAGCGTCAAAAGAACCGCGCAGTTGCATGAGTTCTTCAATACGCCCGGCAAGCTCAGCACGGTTGATACCCATGTCGAGCAGCGCAGCATTGGCTGCATCGCGTTCTTTGCCTAGTTTGTCGATGTTTTTGTTGTGGCGGATGACACTCATTGCCTTGGAGTACTCGACATTGGCGTCTTGCATTTCCTTGACTTTTTTAGACAAAGCATCTACGCGAGCTTGCAGAGCAGGCAGGTTCTTGGCTTGCTTAACAACACCCTTGTCTTTTTGCACGGCCTCGCGCATCTTCTGCACAACTTTGCTTTCCATAAGGGATTTGAAGCTAGCGCGGGTAATACCGAGCTTGCTACCTTCAGATGGAAAAAGTTCTTTCTGGCCTTCGGCAATCGGGCCTTGGCCACGGGCTTGTTCTTGGGCGCGGATCAACGGTTCCAGCTCAGCCGCCATTGATAGGGATGGGGCTTCACCACGGATAGTGCGGCCAGTGGTTTGACGCGCACGCTTTTCAACAGGTGCGCCGGGCACATTAACAACATCACGCTCGCCTTCAGGTTGTTTAGCGGCGTTAGGAAACTTTTTCAAGGCAGTGATACGACGCTTCTCGGCTTTCAAGTCCGTAGGTGTAGCATTGCGACCACGGTTACGCAACAACTGGTATGGGGTTGCGCCCTCGGATGGAGTAACGTCAGCAGTAGTGCCTTTGGCACGCTCTTGGGGCTCATTAACGTAGCGTTGAGACTGGTATGTACCCTCCTCACCGCGCTCAATACGAGCCAACTGTTCGTCCAACAGCTTGTAGAAAGACTCGCTCGATGCTACATCTGCGGCGTATTCACGGGCAGCAAGCGTACCTTCGCCTTTTTTTATGGGTTCCTTACGGGCTGTTTCAAGGCGTGTGTTGACTTGCGGCAAGACGGTTTCAGCACGGCGCAAAAAGTTATAGGCTTCGTCAGACAAGTCCGGATTAGACGACGCAATAGCCAAACGCTCGGACAAACTACGGTACGCTTGCTCGTTAGTTAGTTGGCGCTCACCTTGCTCGTTGAACAGACGGAACCCGCCGCCCGGACCCTTTTGGACTTTAGGTGCAGCCGGTACGTCATCCGCAGTAAACAACAGTTCTTGACCGGGCTCCACACCACGCAGACTTTGCTCCATCTGGCCCATAGCCGCAGAACCAAGTTTTTCTTCCGGTGCTGTGCCAAAGCCAGGCAACCCCATTGTCTGTGTTGGGCGGTTCTGGATGCGTTGCAGCGCCAGTACTTCGGGGGCAATTTTTTGTTCTCTTGCGGCGTCGATGCGTTGCTGCTCTTCAAGCTGACGGGATTCTTGCAGTGCGTCTTCTTCTTGTGATTGCACGGCTTGCAGGTTTGCCCCGCGTTGGTCGCTGGGGTTCATGCGGCGACCAAACTGACTCTTGGACTCGGAGAACGTATCTTTGACTGGTTCAAGCGCGTCTTTGCCAAATTCCCGCTGGCGCGTGTCTTTTGGTGTAACCTGACTTTGCAGCTCTACTAGCTTAGCCGCCTGCTTGGCAGCAAGGTCTACCTCGCCTTCGTCAAGGGCCAACTGCATCTTGCGTTGTGCAAGTTCAATTTGTTTCTCAATAGGCCGACCAACACGTTTGTTGGCAGCGTCAAGCGCGGTTTTAATTTGGGTGTATTGTTGACCGAGTTCAACAATCTTTGCTGGGTCTTTGGCGGCTTGTGCTTGCGTGCGAATGTCATCTAGCCTGTCGGTAAGAACACGCGACTCTTCACGGTAGTCAACAGGGGCTACTAACGCTGGAGCGGCAGGAACAATAGGCGCAGCTCCGCCAAACATATCTGTCTGGGCTTCTACGGGAATCGGAGCAACAGGGGCTGGCGGTGCAGCTTTTGCATCTGCTGCGGCCTTCAATGCCTTGAGCTGGCGGTACTCTGGCGTCAGTTCGGACAACTGTTTGCCTAACTCGGCCTTCTTGGCTTTATTCTCAGCGAGGATTTCACGCTCTTCAAACGTAGCGTCTTTGCCTAGCTTCTTGGTGTTGATGCCTTGGAACTCCGCAAGGCGGGTCTCGTAGTCGGTTAAGAACTGGCTAGCATAGGCAGGGTCAGCTTTGCGCTCGGCTTCGGCTTGCGCAGCAGCGGCGGTTTTTTGTTCGGCTTCTTGTTGAGCCAACTGACGGTTCCGAGCGTCAGCAATAGCTTGCTGCTGGGCTTCTTCTTTGGCCACAACACCACGCGCTTGAGACCGTTGCTGGACACCAAACCCACCGCCAATTGGGGACGCCAGCAACATGCTGAACGCGGTATCGCGGTACTGTTTGATAGCCTCATCATCATCTAATGGCTTGCCAATTGCAGCGCGATCTACCACGTCTTGCAAGACTTCTGTTGGGAGTTCACCAAAAGCAAACCCGCCTACACCACGCCCGATGGTGTTCCATGTACCACGCCCTGCAACCTTTGAGGCTTCGGCCAACAGAGCTTTACGTGCTGCGTCACCTGTCTCGGCGGCGACTTGTTGGCCAATAGCTTTCTTGAAGATGCTCGGCATAGCGATCTTCGTACCAACCAAGTTCAGCGCGGCATTACCAGCGGCGTACGGAGCCAGCTCCAGCGCATCAACGTCCGGCTTTTCGCCTGCTTGAACCTGTGCTTTGACTTTTTCTTGGGCTTGACTACCCAGTGCTTGCACAAAGTTAACGACTAGTGGGAGTGCGTACTGACCAACTTGTGCGCCAATTGCCGTGCCGCCGGGACCTGCCAAAGAACCAAGCGCACCACCACCCAAACGACCAAGCGCAGCAGCGCCCATTTCTTGACCAACAGAAGGAAGGATGGAAGCAATAGCAGACGGAGCTTGGCTCAACGCCTCACCTGCCGCGCCTAGATACTCGCCTTTGTCAAACTTACCTGTGATCTTGTCAATGTCAACGCCGGACTTGTATTCTTCGCCCAGCTTTTGCTGGCGTTGTGCTCCTGCTTGCGCGGCTTCTGTAGTGTCGCCAGTAAGCGCTCCGATACCAGTCTTGCCGATATTAAGCAGGTTCTTGGCACTTGCAGCAACGTCTGCAAAGATGCCTTCTTTTTGTTTTGCTTTAGGGGCTTCTTGTTTTAGAGCACCAAACGCGTCGGGGTACATTTCCCGAGCGGCCATCATTGCTTCACGGGCGTTCTCGCCCTCCTTAAGTGGGAAGTACGAGCCGTTTGGCAGTTGGACGTAATCGGTCATGTTTGCTCTTTAAATTTTTACTCGGGGCGCTACTCCCGCAATAAGCGCTGCTATGTTATCTTAACCAACTCAGCGTGCCAAGACGTTTCCTTTAGGGTCGCTAACAACCTTGGGGTTCATCTGTGCAGACAAACGAGTCATGGTGTTTAAGAAATCTTGCTCAGACATAGGGTCCGAACCGGCTTTTCTAGAGTCCGTAACGTGGTCAACGTACAGCTTGGCAAACCCAAGACCCGTCTTGTCGGTCTGCGCTTCTTGGAACACCTTCAAACCTTTTGTTACGTCGCCGCCACCCAAAGATGCAAACAAACGTTCTTGAGCGCCGGGCATACCTGCTGCTTTGATCTGTGCGGCTGCGCTGTTGGCAGATGCTTGGAGCTGGTACTGGCCGGATGTGTGAACGTTTTGCAACGAGAATAAGCCGGATGTTTTGAGCTTGTCGATGTCCGCGTTGCGGTTTTTGATTGAGTCGTCGTATTTCTGGTAGGCGTCCATATCGCCACGTTTCTCAGCGGCTTTGGCACGCTCAATATCCAGCTCCATCTTGGAGTTCTCTTGGGACGCTTTACGGAAGTCTTTGAGTGCGGACGAGTAGCTCTTGGCACCTTGGCTAAAGCCTTTTGCAAGGTTTTGAATACCGTTGGGGCTATCGCCAGCCGCCGCAGCCAAGCCACCTTCAATAAGCGCCATGTAAAAGTCTTGCTCTTTGCCTTCGCTCAAGCGGTCTTTCTCTTTGTTAATCATGCCTTCGGCTTTTTTGTAGACATTTTTAGAAATGTCTTCCCGTTCGGCCAAAAAGTTAGTCCTGTCCGCAGACTCTTCTTTTTTAGGCAGCAGCTTGTCGATGCCCATAACTTGGTTTGCGTACGAGTTAACCGAGGGAGCGCCGGGCAACGGCGCAGCAGCACCAGCACCCGGCCTTGTGTTTACCTTAGTATCTGACTTGCCGTCTAGCTTGGCATCTGATGTAGCGGCTGCGGGCGCGGCTTTAGCCGCTTCGCTTTCAAGCATTTTGTCGAGGTCTGTTGTGTCGGTGAAACCCTTAATAGTGCTTTCTGGCATACCTTGCATAGCACGGCGAGCATCCGCTTCGCGTAACGTTTTCATTTCTTCGTCTGAGGTGCCAAACAATGACTGGCCAGCAAACGCCAACGGTCCTGCGGCTTTACCAGCAAGAGACTTTAACCCTTGAAGATATGACTTAGCGCCAGCTTCTGGAACTACTGCGCTAGCACT